GAATGTTACTACAAATTGGCGCAATACGTTGAAGAAAACAAGGTAACGATTCTATCCAGTACGCGCAAAGAACAGATTGTTCGTGAGCTCGAAATGATTAAGCGACACCGCGCAGACGTTGACGGTAAACTTATGGTCACTCCTAAGGACGTCATCAAGAACCGCGAAGGAATTTCTCCCGACGTTGCCGACGCAATCATGATGCGAATGTATTTCGAACTCAATCCAAGTTATGGACAATATGTTGTCGGATAAAAACAATTTAATAATTTAGCATAATGAAACAAACACCCCTTTATGAAACGCTCAAAATGACATACGATCGTGAGCGCGAAATTGTTAATTCAATCGCAACCTACTTCCAACAAGGGAAGATTCTCGGAGATATTCTTCTGGAACTTTCACAACGGAAAGACTTAAACGCGAAAGAGAAAATCTACTTAGCGTTAATGATTGGAACAATGATGACTAAAAACAAAGAAGATGGCGAGCAGCAAAACTAAGAAAGGAATTTGTGTGTACTTGCACAAAGACCTGTGGAACGAGATAGACGAGAAACGCGGTGTGAATAGTCGCAACACTTTCCTAAGCGAAGCAATCCAGTTCTCAATGAAGTTCTTCGTTGACGAATCTAAAGTAAAATTGCAAGAACAAACGTCGACAAAATAGCGACGGACGAACTAAAAACTAAAGCGTGGTTTCTGCGCTTTTTTTGTTTCTCCAATTTCTTTTTATCAGCATCCAAAGTGTTAATTTGTTCGCTCAACAAGTTAGTTTTTTGTTCATAAGCAACAACCGTTTCTTCTAAGTTGTTCGTCTTTTCGTCCTTGATGTTTATTTGTTCCTGTAAATTGTCGATTACAAGCGAATCGGAAGCGATAACGCTGTCGCAGGAGTTGACTAAACGGATAACATCAACTTTATAAATAGTATCGAGAACAAGAATAGTATCACGACGAGTGCGATAGGTGGTTTTGGCTGAAAGTTGAGCGTCTTCATATCTTCTGTATGTTCCGTATAAATCAATTTCTTCTTGAAGTAAACGATCGTATTCGCCGTTATTGTAATAAATGATACTGTCTTGTTTTTGTATCTGTATTTCCGTTTGAATCTTCGGGTTGAAGTTCCAAAATGCAAGGCAAACAAGCATCCAAAAAACACTTGTTGCAATTATAACAATAAGTGCGTCGGGTTGGTATTCTCTTTTGTCCATTGTGCGTTAGATTAAATCGTTTCCGTTATAGTCTGGGTGTTCTTTTGACATCTTGTCGATGCCCCGAACCCACAACACGCTAACTAGCGCGCTGAAAAGAAAAATAATTGCAATAATCATAGTTGTTTTTTTTAGGTTTATAAAATATTACCTTCGTGTATTCGGTAATTGTTGACGCTAAAGTAACCATTTTTTCCTTTACTCACAATAGCAAACCCATGATTATATTTTGAATAAGGATTGTAGTCCGGTGAAAGCTCGCTCAAACAACCCACGCCCCAACACGTTATAAACTTTCCGTTAGCGTCGCGCTCGTTGTGTTCCGCTGTTTGGTGGTGGTGTCCGCATATCGCGCTCACCTTTGTCTTCATAAATAAACCACGCGCTACGTTGACAGACGGAAGGAATTGCTTTCCGAATTCATGCCCGTGAAAGATTGAAAGTTTTCCGATGTTTAGTTTGCTCTTTCCGTCAATCCATTTCACGTTGTGCTTGTCGCAATGCGTTAACGAAGGAAAGTCGAACGCGTCAATGTCGAATAGTTCGGGTGCTTTGATTCTCATGTAACGCCAGTAGCGTTCTTCGTGATTACCTTCTTTGTAGTAAATGTTCGCCGTTGGGAACGTGTGTCTAAGCGAGGCAAGGAATTGACGGATAGAATATAGTTCGTCTTTGAATTTACGCTTGCGCGGATCTTTAACGAAGTCGGAAATCATGTGACAATCCAAAGCGTCGCCGTTCAAAATGATTGAATCGCAGCCCTGTTTTAACCCTTCATTTATAGCGCACTCAATAGCTTCGTTATCTTGATATGGAAAGTGCAAATCGCAAAGAATCAAGAACTTCGTACCGCTAACTTCAACGTGTCGACGCTTCTTTGCGTACGACTTCGGAAGCGCGAATGGATTCAATGCTCGTGGCTTTTCTTCAAACAACTTTTTATCTGTTGTTGATTTTCTATTGAAGTCGCCATTCTTTCCACGAATCAAACGAATAACACTTCGTGCCGCTTCGATGTTTTTATAGACTTCAGGATATTCAGCAAACAATTTTTTCGCTAACGTGAGCGAAGGAGTGTCTTTGAATTTACCGCATAATTCTTCAGCTATCAGTCGAGGTGGTGTCTTTGCTTTTGCCATTTGTTTCTTTCTTAGTGAACTTTTCAATTACCGTTCCGCCAAACAAACCGCCTGTTAACAATGCGAGCGTGTCAAACATTGAAATAGGACAATCGTAAGAGCTGAAAACTGCAATGTAACTGATTACAATTAGATTGAGTGAAACAAATATAGCAATAATGCGCTTGCTCGATACTTTTGAACAAGATGTTAATAAAGATTTAAACCAGTCTTTCATATCATTTTTATTATTAGTTGAACAATTAAACCGCCAACGATACCCGCCGCGGTTGCGATACCACCCAAACGCGCAACTTGTAAACGTTGGTTGTTAATATACTTATCGTGCTTTTGTACCTTACTAACGAGACCTTCAATCTTCATTTCGTCGTCGCCGATTAACACGTTGTAAATGCGGTCAATCTTTTTGTCCATTTCTTGAAGCTGTTCGTGTATCAAAGTAATTTCGTTTTCTGTGTTCACGTTAAAATATAATTTTCGTTATGCTTTAAAATATAGTTGTATCTCAGCTTCACGACGACGAACAAGACCTTTCAAAACAACACCGCCGCCCTTGTTCCACAAACGAAATGAATTAGCTATTGTTGGGTCTGTTGGATTGATGTTTAATTTCTTAAATACAGACGAACGTTTGAACCCACCCGTTCCGATGTTGTAAGCTAACGAAACACACGCGCTAAATTGATTCTCGTTGAGCGGTTGCAAAATGAACGGAGCAATCGAAACGGCGAACTGGTCGATTATAAACTTTGCTAGTTCGTCCGCACGTTGTTGCGTGATTACGTCTCCGTCTTTCACGCGGTCGCCGTTTTCGTAGAAGGTGTTTCCGAAACCAATTGTCCACACGTTAGCAGGACACTTATACGCCTTCAATCGACAACCTTCGAACTGTTTAATTAGTGCGTAACCTTCTGCGTTAATTTTCATTGCTCAACTTCTTTATTTGTTTTTCTTTTTTGATTAGATACTTACGAAATTTCTCTTCGTAAATCTTTTGCTTTACCATGTCTTTCTTTCGTCCCCTTGTAGCCATGTTTTATTTTTTAGTTATCTAATCCATCCAAGTCCTGGTCTTCTGTATTCGTATGGTCGTCTGTCACGTCCGTCGCTAATCTCAAAAGCGTTCGACGGATATACATTTGTCTGCGACCATATTTGATTCGTTGTGTTCGTTGTGTATTCGGGAAAGTCTGCGCTGTTCTGACACAAAAAGTCTACCATTCGTTGCGTGTAAAACATCGCTTGTTGACGTGCTTGATCGCGGTAGTTTTGTAAATCGGTTTGGCTTATTGGTTGAGTGTCTTCGCTTGTGCGAATAACTAAACTTCCGTTGTCTGTTTTAACGTACAAATGCGGAAGCACTTCGTACATAGTCCACCACATTACCATTCGACGCAAGTAATTGTCAAGAAGGGTTGCGTATGCGCCTGTAATGTCGTCGTTAACAACGTCTTCTTTGATGCGGTTGTACAAATCAGTACCAAGATATAGTTGTGCGTACTTGTCTTGCGCTAAATAGATAGCAGGATACATCAAAAGAGGGTCAACGCTTCCGTTAATCCATGTATATTTTTTGATATAGTTTTCGTCAATGAGTAGAACTTCGGGTTGTAGTGCCATTGTAGTTTTTATTTATATTTTAGTGATGCTCTATTCGGCATATCGTTAGGACGAACCGCTTCTCTGCCTTTTGGAAATAGTTCGTTTGCAACACCGCCTGTCACAACTCTGTCGTTGTTCAATCCGTCGTTAGGTAAGAATTTTCCTTTCTCTCTTTTGCGTACAAACACTTTTCTAAACCACGCATGGCGACAATAAACACCGCCCTTAAAAATGAACAAATTATATGAACTTTGACCTTGCGGTGCGAACTCTCCATTTACCCCCGCGTCGCTCATATCTTGAATGTCTTCGTAACGAAACAATGCCCCTTCTTTTGATAGTGCAACCATTTCTTGACAGAAATCGCGTGTTACAATTTCTCCGTCTTTGTATGTGAAGTTTTTTGAGTAGTAGTAACGTACTTTGTACAATCCAGTATCGAGTTCTTTACTCGCTTCATCAGGGTTTGAATAACCGCGAACACTCATAAACTCGGTACGAAACTTTTCTTCTTCGTCTGGTGCTGTTACTTCTTCGTCGGATAGCAATTGCCATTCTTCTTCGTTGACGTATTCCGCTTTCTCTTTAAGATAAGCCAACCACAACGCGCTATCTTCTGCGCTTATCTTGTTCTCAGCAACCGCAACTTTCTTCTTCGCAACTACTTTTTTTTTTTGAGCGGACAGTTTAGCCACCGCGTCACCGCCTGTTTGAAACATCGACTTCGCAACGTCCACGTCAAGAC